GCGAGGTCTCCAAAGAGGTCAATCCTCCTGTATGACTGAACAGGAAGCTATAAAAACTGTCCTGGCGTTGGCTGCGAGTGAAATCGGTTATCAAGAGAAAGCAAGTAATGCTCAACTTGATGACAAGTATGCTAACGCTGGACACGCTAATTGGACTAAATATGCTCGCGACCTGGATGCCGCACTTAATTTCTACAACGGGAAGAAAAACGGCTACGATTGGTGCGATATGTTTACCGATTGGCTGTTCCTACATTCATTCGGTGCGACCATCGCTATGACGATGCTGTGTCAGCCGCAACGTAGCGGAGGCGCCGGATGCCAATATTCAGCAGGATATTATCAATCTGCGGGCCGCTGGGTCACAACTCCGCAGCCTGGTGACCAGATATTCTTCTACTCTGGTGGTGGCATCAACCACACTGGAATTGTGGAAAATGTTATCAATGGTCAAGTTATTACAATTGAAGGTAACTCAGCAGACCAAGTGGGTCGGCACACTTATCCGTTGGGTGCCAGCTACATCGCGGGCTATGGCCGTCCTATATGGGCTGCCGCGGCCGCAAGTGGAGTTGAATATGTGGAACCCACATATGAGATTCCCACAACTATCACATTATCATTCGGTATGGTAAGTGAAGATGTTCGGAAGATGCAAGAAATGCTTATTAAATTAGGCTATTCGTGCGGACCCGACGGCGCAGATGGCGATTTTGGTATGAACACCTACGCCGCGCTAGTACAATTTCAAACCGATTATGCATTAACGGTTGATGGGCAAGCTGGTGATTTGACATTAAATGCATTAAAAGAAGCGTTAAAGAAAAAAGAAGGAAATGCATCCAGTTCAACTCCCGAAAGTAGTGGTTCTTCAAGCGCTACGCCCACACCCGAACCTGCGCCCGCTCCGACCCAGGATACTGGCTTCAAAGTAGGCGACATCGTTAATTTTGTAGGAAAAAGACACTACACAATGGCGACGGGTAACTTCAGCCGCTCATGCAGGCCTGGTAAAGCAAGGATTACGATTATACATCAATCCAAAAATACCAAGCACCCGTATCACCTGATAAAGGTTGCGGGAAGTACATCTACCGTGTTCGGTTGGGTGGACGAAAAAGATATAGAAAAAGCGTAAGTGGATTACCACTTACGCTTCTTTTTCTACCATTCAAGCCAATATAACCGATCCATCGCACGGGTCGCGGCCACGTAGTTCACGCGACAGCCTTCGTTTGGTTCTCGGCTCCACCATTGCGGATCCCATACAATAACATTAGGAAATTCCAATCCTTTGGCGCTGTGTCTGGTTAACACCTTCACAGCGTCTTTTTGCATTAGCTCTTCAAGTTCAAGTTTTGTAACATCACCTTGTTTAAATGTAACACATGGAATCCCATTATTTTCTAAAACTTCTACATTACCACGAATGACTTCATTAGTACAGCACAACATTGCCCAATCGCTTAGATGCCCTTCGGCTTTAATCCAATTGATACAATCATTGATATTTGGCCGCCCCTCATACACCAGGCCGCCGCGCCGCATCGGTATGGAAGTATCTTCCATATCATGGCGCCGCAGTATATCTTTAGCGAAAGTAAGAATATGTGAACCGTTTCTATAATTCTGATTAAGAGAACATACCATCACTTTCGGGTCGTCCAACAATTCCTTAAATAAACGGGGCGCCGCGCCTCGAAATGAATAAATACTTTGATTAAAATCGCCCACAACAAAGAATGAGTCTGGATTAATCATGTTAAAGATAAAATCATATTGCTCTGGGGATGTATCCTGGCACTCGTCCAATAGTACATATGGAATATGCTGTATGCAGTTTGGATGCTTACGCAGTAAATCGAAAAATTTATCAAATTTCTCTTGCTCTATCAGCTTACCCGTCGAAATCCCATTCCTGGTTAGAAATTTATTAGCAAGACCATGTATTGTGCCTATATATATTCCATTCTTATAATCGCCCGCAAGTCGATCTTTCAGCTCTTGCGCAGCCATATTTGTAAAGGTAATAACTGCTATGTCTGATGGTTCAATACCATCTCGCAGTAGCTTACGCACGCGCTCCGTTAATACACGAGTCTTTCCACACGCGGCGCATGCTTCCACAGCGATAAATGGCTCGTCAAGCTCAACTATCGCTTGTTGTTGTTCATTTAGTTCCATTGTTAGCCTACCTTCTGATTTAACTGTTTGTCCGTTTGATAAAATTCTATCCAATATTTTTCTCTTGAAGATTGTTTGTCTTTGTCCACTTCTTCCAATACTTCCCATGTAAAGTTCTGCAATCCTTTCTCTGCAAGAAAGTTGTGGAAAGTAGAGTGAGCTATGGTTCCTATATTTAAAGAAGAAAGACAATGTTCTTTCCAGCGGTTAGCAATATCAACGCTGCGGCCGATGTATGCTTCACCTGTTTTGATGTAAGTGATCTTGTAAATGCCGCCGATCTTGCGCCCTTGTAATACGCGCTTCTCCATCTCAGCCAGCGGCCGCTTGATGAAGACCTCGTATATCAGCTTGTTAAGCACCTCGCGGTTGGTGAGCCGCGGCTCGATCGAGCGCAGGACTTCAATATCTTTTGTATCATTTTCTTTGATAACAATACGATAAAAATCCTCTTTTTCCTATATCTCTCGCTCACGGATGATCGCCTCATGGATGGCGGCCTATCGTGCAGCAAAATCACCTAACTCCGCCTTAGCTTCATCAATCTTTTCCCAATAAAATTGTTGCATCATTTCAAATTCTTCTTGAAATTGCTGTTTTTTAAAGGCATATTGTGAAGTTAGAATTTGTTCTTTTTCCTTAAATTCATTCTTCATCCGCTCTTCTTCAAGTTGTTTAACACCTTTAAGTTCTGCGGCCGCCCGCTCATGCTCAGACTTGAGCAAGCGGTCTGTTGCTTCCCTGGCCTCGGCCGCCCTTTGCGTAGCAACAATTCGATCGCCATCTAATTTGGCAATAGTCAAAGTAGACGCAGTAATCTTCTTAGTCAATTCATCCAGCGCTCGCTGCTCAATTTCATTTTGTTCAGTAAGCCGCGCGCCCTCTGCGGTCAATTCATCAATCTTTTTTATTAACGCGTTTATTTTCTTTCGTCTGATAAAATACCAAACGACCACAAATATTATTAAGGCTACCCATGCGCCGACATAATATATCATACTCCTTTCTCTCCAAAAAAAATATACATAGATTTTTCATCTATGTATATTATATCATATTTTTATGAAAATGTCAAGTTTTCCTATTTTTGGGACTTATCTGTTGCCGCTCCAATAGGTGTGCTTATATTATTATCTCCATTAGATTAATTATTTCTGTGTAGCGCCAGGCGACTATGACGACGAACCACCAGAACTATCGGGGTAACCATCCGCGGAAGTGCAAAAAAGAACATTAGCAATCACGCTGAACGGAGGCTGCTGATCTGAGCTAAGGGACATAATATAAACCATATACATACCCTCTGACGCAATCGTACCAAATATAGGACACACCAGTTTAATACTGGCTTCAGTCGGCGAATCGCTCGAGATCGCTACTGGAAGTAGACCTTCCTCAATGGCGTCATTTATCTCCTGCCAGGTGCTGCCAAGACTATAGACAATAGCACTGGGGTCTGTGCGATCCGTAAGCATATCTACGACGAATATGCCTCCGCCGCCAGCTACGCCCTATTCGAGTTTATTAAGTTTTGCTGCAGTGACAATATCTCCACTTTTCCATTCAGTTGGTGTATAACTCATAGTTTAATTCTCCTTTTTATTTTGGGTTGGGGCCGGAAGTCGAAGGGTACCCACCAGCTGAATCGGTTTTAAAAACAAGCGCAGACACAGTAAAAGGCTCCGATGGAGAATTGCTCTCAAAATTAATGACCACAACACAATATTCTCCACTATCCTCGTAAACTCCATATAATGGAAAGTAGAAACCACCGGATGAAAAATACACATCCGGTGCGGCGTCATGTATCTCCTGCCAGGTTTTATCTAAAGTACCTGTCCCAAGATCTACCGTAGCAACTAACACACCACCGCCACCATTGGCTACGCCTTGTTCAAGTTTATTTAATTTTGATGCTGTAACAACATCACCGCTTTTCCATTCTGTAGGTATATAGCTCATGGTTTAATTCTCCTTTTTATTTATTTGGCTCTATACTCAGGATACCCGTTGGCCGTGCCTGTTGAATAGTTGTCATAAATAATATCATCGTTAGCACTGGACATAATAGCGAACTCAACCCAATAACGTGCTGTATCCACCCAGACACCACAAAGAGGGGCTACATATCCATCCCTAAGAAGCACAGCAAATCCAGCGTCGTGTATCTCTTGCCACGTTTTATCAAGGTATGTGTCGTCGTCGTGCAGCACAAGGATGCCGCTACCGGAACCGCCAGCATTAGCGATACCCTATTCCATTTTATTGAGACGTTCTACGCTTACAACATCTCCACTTTTCCATTCTGTAGGTATATAACTCATGGTTTAATTCTCCTTTATGATACGGGTGTTGAGTCTGAAGGACCTGAACCGTTTGGATACCCGTCAGCAGAGTTTGTAATAAACTGCAGTGCCTCAAGCGAAACCGATTCGTCCCCGGCAGGAAGTAGAAAAACTACCCCGTACATTCCTCCTTGTGACACGCACATACAGGCCTAACCATACATAAAGCCAATATGCACGTAGACAAGGGGCATTGCGTCGTTGATTTCCTGCCAGGTTTTGTCTAAAGCACCTGTCTCTTCGTTTACTGTAACAACAAGCGCTCCACCGCCGCCTGGTGCAGCTTTGGCCCACGCTCCATTGACAACCGTAAGCACATCACCGTTGTCGTCAGCAGTTACTTCAGGGAGTTCGCTACCGCCGCCCTTGACTATCATATAATCAGCGCAGCCAATGTCTACAACATCACTAGTACGCTCGTCGCCGCTACCAACACTTAAAACGCCATCGTTTATACTTAATCCCTCGCCGACCTTAATGCCGCCAAGAGTATCAGCAGACGCAACAGGTAACACATAACTGCCACCACCGACATTTTCTAATAACTAACGTAAGATGTTCGGATTTGTGTTTTCCGGCGTTTTCATTACATAACTAATTACTTCATCCATAATGTCACCTCAATTAATTCTTTAATTCGCTTTGATCTTCAACGATCTGCCAATCTTTTAATTCAGCATAAAGCGCATCAATCCAGGTGTTACCATCCATGGATTTATAGTCATTGTAAATCTTAATGAACGCTTTCTTATCAGCACTTAAGATGCGCTTATACGGACGATACTTATAATAAATCTTGTTCATATCGTACCGCATCATATCAAGCTGTGATTGATTCAGTAAATCGATCGACTTTCTAATTGAGCTTAACTGTTTATCCTGTTCGACTGTCATCAACTTCAGCTCACCAATCTTCTCATCGACTGCCGCGATTATATCATCTTTAATCGACTGTGCTCTGCAAGCTTCTTCATGATTGCGCTCACCTTTTACTTTTTCGCTGTGAGCTGCAAGCAAATCAGGCACGCGCCTATCAATAACTTCTTCAATATGAGCTTCTTCTCTCTCACTCGCTCTCGCCTACAAGTCGTCAACCGGCTTTTTGAAGAATTCCCATATATTTTTACCCGCAATAATAACGGCACTTGCCAGTACTATCACATTACAAACTGCCGTTAAAGTTATATTTTCTAAAAACATTTTTAAAGCCCCCGACGCTTATACTCCCGGTATGCCTAATCATTATGCCACCGAGTTTTGACCATAAATTTTGGCGAGAATAAATCTGCAATAGAATTAATATTACTTAATTCCCATTCAGGAATACGATATAATAAATAATTATGTGCTAATGCATAACTATTTTTCTGCCGATCTTTTTCTTGATATTTTAAAAACTCGGTACGCGTTTTATTGAAAAAAGTTATCCATTTAAAATGTTGCATACCGTCATATTCAATTAAAATATTCATAGTAGGCAAATAAAAATCATAACGAGCATTAC